AATGACTCACCGTTGATCAAGGCTTTGATCTTTTTGTAAGTCGGATTGACAATGTACTCATCCACCGGTCCAGCTTCAACTGGTCTTCGAATTTTGGTAAAATAATACGCTGAGGGACCTGTTCGCATACAGAACTCAACAATTCGTTTTTCTTCTTTGCCCTCCTGTATCCATTCCTCTCGAATAAACGTGTTGCCAATGGCAGTGACAGCGCCAGTCGTAAAGGTGTTCAAACTGGGAATGATGGCTGCACCGACAAAGGGATCAATTACCCCTAGATCCTCATCGTCGTCATTAATGGTGGTTTTAAACGTCCGTTCATGTGCCAAGAAACACACATTGTATTGATCGGATAAGTTGCGGTAACTTTCAACTTGTGTTTTCATCAACCCGGATAATTGACCCCAATTCTTTTGGCTGAAAGTATCACTGGGTTTTTTCTTGGTTTTTTTACGCACATAATCGATGCAGAATCCCTGAGCAGACGTAATCTGATCTAAAATGATACTTCTATATTGTGTACCTTTTTTCAGGTGCCAATAAAGTTCTTCGAAATCCGCCCATTTCTCCAATTCAATGATATCAACGTCAGGTTTATTTTTAATGGTCGCTGTCCCCTTTTCATTGAACCCGAGGAAGAGTATAGGGGTCGGCCACGTGGATCCAAATTCCGTTTTTCCGGAATCAGATTTGCCGTAAACAAGCATCACTAAATTCTCATCAAGTTCATTGACCGGTTGTATTCGATTAGCAATATTAGACTTTTTCTTTTTAGTCTTCAATTTCCTGATTGGCATAATCTTTATCTCTGCTACTCTCACGTTTACGGTATTGTGTTTTTCTTATGAAGTCTGCATCCAAACCTCTGACCTCAGCTTCACATAAAGATCTGAATTCACAATTTTTACAATTAAATTGATTCATACTACGAGGCGCAATGCCTTTGAGCTTTTGAATTATAATAGCATCCGTACGAAAATCGTCCACAATGGTTTGAATCATTTTATTAGAGGGACGAGGAAGGGGTATTCTTTCAAAGAATTTATCTTCATTACCTTCTAATGACTCAAGAATCTCCTCATAATCAGACGGATCAAATCCATGTTTATTAATGGCTTGCTTATAGGTCCTGACATCCGTATCAATATTTTTTCGTTTTGTGAGTTCTTCACCACTTTTCAATAATTCCGGTATGACAGGTATTTTGGTTCTCCCGTAATCCCAAACAATGAGGTCAATGGGTCTACTGGGGTTAAATCTTTCCCAAGCCCAAACATAGATGAGTAACTGCAGTTCAACAAAAATGTCATCATTGGAAGGGATTGTCTTCACAAACTTATGATCGATTAAACACCTCCTTCCTTGTTTATCCGTGGCAATCTTATCTATATAACCTATAAATCTTAGATCGTCTGTTAAATCGGTAGCAACAAAGACTTCAGATTCCCCATAATGTAGAGGGTCATTTTTATAATAGCGAAGATAATTCTCAAATATTGTGCCGCAATCCTCAATGATTGGACCGTATTCCTCCCTTTCTTGTTTAAAAAGTGAGTCATATTTTTGTTCATATTGGTCAAGTGTATCCCATGGATCGGGACCAGTATAATTGGCCGATGATTTTGTTTGAACAAAGGCATCTAACATAGCATGCAATATTTTGCCTTTTATCAGGGGGGCGCTTGCTCGTTTTTTCTTTAAATTCTGTCGATAACGATAGTCGTGTGCTTTTTTGCATTTTCGAAATAAACTTATTTCCGACCACGATACTGTTGGCATTAGCTATATCGCTCTAACTTGGTCTGGGTGCGATTGAGGACTTTATTTTGTTTTTCTGACAATTCTACATCATCATCAAGATCCGCTAAACTGTCAATAAACTCATTCTCCCAATCACTAAGCGCTTCGGGACAATCCATCGCATCCTTGATGAATTTAATTTGTAATCCGTTTGGCATCTTATCTATCCTCAGGTCTAATATATTTTACGCCGGCAGACCATGGGCCAATTTCAGCATCCGCTCGCATCGGTACACTCAGTTTTACATTAAATTCCCGCAAGAGTTTCGGTTTTTCCATAATATCTAAAACCTGAGGAAGAACACGATCAGTACTGTCGGAACGGACTTCCATAAACAAAGCATCGTGATGTTCTCCAACGAGTCTGCAGAATGAACCATCCATCGTCTCATGAATTTCTATCAAAGCCGCAGATTTCCAATTTCCGACGGTTGATTGAACGGGAGAATTAATGGCTATTCTTTCCGCTTCTTTCTTAATCGACCATTCTTTGGAATGGATACCAGGAAGACGCCGTATTCGACCAAACATGTCTCGAACGTGGCCGTTTAAATGGGCTAACTTGATCTGTTTGACGTGCCATTTCAGCAAACCCCGGTAAAGATTAAAAAAATTTCTTCGGGCATCCTTTGCCTCACGGAATGTGGGTGCCCAATCATAATCTTTTTTCGCCGTCATGATAAAACGCTTCTCATACATCCCGTATAAAAACCCAAAATTTTGAGCCTTTGCGTTACGTCGAACATTTGACCAACCCCCCCAAATCGCAATGGCCGCTTCTGGACCTGCTGCAAACATCACGTTAACAGCGTCTGAAAATGACCGTACTCTTTTATCCAATTTGTAGGCAGTTTCTTTTAATTGACCGGCATATTCACCACCGCCTATGCGAATCGTGTTCAACATGGTCGCCCAATGAATATCAATATCTTCAAGAAAGCAACGCCGTAATTCCGGATCACCCGAGAGATGGGCAGCCACACGCAATTCCGCCTGAGACAAATCTACCTGTACAAATTTCCAGCCTCTCGGCGCCGTTACGATACTGCGTATTTCCTTTTTCTTGGGAATAGAATGCAGCGCACACGCGTAGCGGCCTGTGACAGTGCCGTGGAGTTTATAAGAGAAATGGAGTTTGCTACCGACTCTGAATTTCTGATAACCGCGTAAATAGGAGCTTAATATTTTTGCCGTTTCTCGATATTCAATCAGTGTGTCTACAACTTGATGTTTACCCTTTAAATCTAAAAGCGCTTCTTCAGACGTAGAAGGATTCCCTTTATCGGTCATCAGTGTGCAATGTAATCCATAATCCTCATAGATGACTGTGGCTACTTGTTGCGGTGAATTCCAATTGACTGTTCGGCCGGCTAGCTGATTCAGTGCGACCTCTAATCGTTTTTGCTTTGACAGATAATCTAAAGTGACTTCATGCATCTTTTCTCTGTCAATGGTTAAACCGTTACTCTCGACCACTTCCATGACGCGAGCGGCGGGCATCACTAAGCGATGGAACAAACGAACTAACGCTTGGTCCTTTTTCAAATCTCCCTGAAAGATGTGAGTAAGATTATGGGTATACGTGCAATCCTGTGCACAGTATTTGTAATTGACAGCGGGTTTGGTGTGTTTTCCAATCTTATAATCTAAGGGGATATCGTATTCTGAAGCGTGTAAAAAGGTGCGTGAATTGCTCGTGAGGTCGTTAGCCGTATTTTCATTGAGAACATGTGCCGCTAGCATCGCGTCAAACTCGAGCCGAAAAGAATCACCCACCACACTTTTAAGCCAGCCATTATCAAAAATGCCATTCCACGCTGATATTTTTTTGTTTGAAACTCTGGCAATATGACAAAGTAATTTAATAAGTTTGACTAAAGCGTCGCCATGGATGAAGGGAGAATGCGAATATCGCTGGTAATCGGGGTGCATGAAGCCCGGAATAATCCATGCCTCCTGAGGTAAACAGATTCCCACTGCTGTAATATACCCCTTCCCGTCGAATGGAAAAAGACCCGAAGTCTCTAAGTCGAAGGCGAAGTCAGGAGCGGCAGCAAATTCTTTGATGAAGACATCCAGATTTCCTCGTCGGACGATATTCCACATGACAGTCGAATCTTCATCTTCCCCATAATAGACTTCGGCCAGCCGTTGGATGTCACGCTGAAACCCTGGGAGCTTAGATGGATCGCGCAATGTATACGCTGGGTGGAACGTGGGCATTCCGATGTAATTGACTTTTTCATTCTCGATGATTTCTCCATGAACCTCTGTGATTTTCGCTTTGCCGCGAAACAGTGCTTTCGTTGCGGTACCTCCTAATGTCAGGACAAATTCAGGGTCTATTTTTTCAAGTTCTTCTTCAAGATACGGTTTACACGCTTTCACTTCTGCGAGGGTGGGGGTGCGATTCTTAGGGGGGCGGCACTTGACGATGTTGGTGATGTATACCGAGTCTAAGTCATTTTTCTTCAACTCTTTTCGGAGAACTTGCCCGGATTCGCCAACAAAAGGCCTTCCAGTTCTGGCTTCTTCTTTACCGGGCGCTTCACCGATGACCACAATATCCGCATTTTGAGGACCTTCTCCCGCTAGACACACAGTCCCGGCTGTTCGCCAAAGATCACAGCGTTTACACCCAGGATTGATCGAAGCCACAGTTCAGTGATCCTTCAGATAATCAAGGATGACCTTTTCATGATCGGATCGTGCAGGCTTTTCAGTCGGCTCTCTCCTCATAATGACATTTTCAACCTCTGTAAAATGTCGGCCCCAACAAATCCCCATCATCACCGCTGTGCCTTTCGCAGTCATAACGATATTAAC